GTGTTATCTGGATTGAAAGTCTAAAAGCACTTCATAGTGTTATTCAGTTGCTTCATAGGGAAGATGAGTTTGTCGATGTTCTTCTTCAAGAATATATAAAGACAGACTATGATGTTCGTGTTATCATCGCAGCTGGTGAGATTCTAGGTGCAATTAAAAGACCTGTCGTTGGAGATGATTTCAGAAGTAACGTCTCCCAAGGATCAGAACCAGTATCCCATGAATTGACAGAACGTGAAGCACAAGAGTCTTTACGGGCAGCAGAATCAGTTCAAGGTCAGGTTGTTGGTGTTGATTTTATTCCCGCAAAGAATAGGGATAAAGAAAGTCCCTATTTTATCGAAGTTAATTCTACTCCCGGCTTGATGGGTATTGAAGCAGTGCTTTCAGGTGCCGCCGCAAAACCATTGATTAAAGGTAAGGATCGTAGCATCACTAAAGAAATTTTGAAGATTTATATGAATCGTGACAATTGGACCCTTGACAAATCTACGGAAACCTGATATACTCTTATAATGAACTTCTACACAAACGTATTGCAATACGGTAACTCTATTCTTGTCCGTGAGGTCAGGAATGGAGAACGCACGACTCGTAGAGTCAAATATGAACCCACACTATTTGATCTAGTCAAGACCCGTGAGGAGACTGGCTACAAAACTCTGGACGGTAAAAGTGTTCTCCCACATCACTTTCATTCGATTAAGGAAGCCAAACAGTGGGTTGCTGATCGTGAGAACCAAGATATAATCTATGGTAACACACAATATCCCTATTGCTGGATTGCTGATGAGTTTCCTAAACAGGTTGGTTGGGATTTGGACCAGATGCTCATGTATACCATCGATATTGAGGTGGAGTGTGAGAACGGATTTCCAAAACCAGAAGACGCAGCAGAACCTATGCTGTCCATCACTATCAAGAACTTCCAGAGTGGCCACATCCATGTCTGGGGTATTGGTGAGTTCGTTACTGAACGTGAGGATGTAACTTACGTCCAGTGCGAGAGTGAGGTGCATCTGTTTAAGGAGTTCCTAGCATTCTGGGAGAACAATACACCCGACATTATTACAGGTTGGAACACTGAGTTCTTCGATATTCCCTATCTTGTCAATCGTATTCGTAATGTATTTGATGATGATGAGACAAAACGTCTATCTCCGTGGAAGAATGTGTTTGCCCGTGAGGTATACAAGATGGGCCGAACGCATCAATCCTACACTCTGGATGGTATTTCTGCACTAGATTACCTTGATCTCTATAAAAAGTTCACATACACTAATCAGGAACGATACACCCTTGACCACATTGCGTTTGTGGAACTGGGTGAGCGTAAGGATGGTAATCCATATGAAACATTCCGTGAGTGGTATACAAAAGATTATCAGTCGTTCATTGAATACAACATTCAAGACGTGGAGATTGTTGACAATCTAGAAGACAAGTTGAAATTGATGGAGCTTACGTTGACGATGGCGTATGACGCAAAGGTCAACTTCACTGATGTCCTTGGCACTGTGCGGTATTGGGATATTCTCATCTACAACTATCTGCGTGAGAGAAATATTGTGATTCCTCAAAAATCAGACAATAAGAAGGTTGAGAAGTTCGAAGGTGCTTATGTGAAAGACCCACAGGTGGGTATGCACAAGTGGGTTATGTCGTTTGACTTGAACTCGTTGTATCCTCATCTTATTATGCAATACAACATCTCACCAGAGACATTGGTGAATGGCGGCACCAAACCTGTAGAGGGTATGGTAGACGAGATGTTGGATGGTAAAGTTCGAAACGATACTGAGTATTGTATGACACCCAATGGTGCGTTCTTTCGTAAAGACAAACGTGGGTTTCTGCCAGAATTAATGGAAGGTATATATAATGATCGTGTCAAATATAAAAGACGTATGCTCAATGCTCAACAAGAGTATGAAAACACTGGGGAGAAGTCTCTACTCAAAGACATTGCCCGATACAACAACATCCAAATGGCAAAGAAGATTTCTCTCAACAGTGCGTATGGTGCTATTGGGAATAATTGGTTTAGGTATTTTGATTTGCTTGTTGCTACTGCAATTACTACATCTGGCCAATTGTCTATTCGTTGGATTGAAAAAAGTCTCAACATTTATCTTAACAAAATCTTGGAAACGAGAGACGTGGACTATGTTATTGCTTCGGACACAGACAGCGTATACATTACGTTTGACAAATTGGTTGATAAAATGCTCCCGGCGGGAGCAGAAACTAACACTATTGTCAACTTCTTGGACAAGGTTGCAAAAGAGAAGCTGGAACCTTTTATTGATTCGTCTTATCAAGTACTTGCCAAAGTAACCAACGCATACGAACAGAAGATGGAGATGGGTAGAGAAGCAATTGCTGACAAGGGAATCTGGACTGCTAAAAAGCGTTACATTCTAAACCTGTATGATATGGAAGGTGTGCGATACAAAGAACCCAAACTCAAGATCATGGGACTTGAGAGCGTAAAGAGTTCAACTCCTGCACCATGTCGGGAGAAGTTGAAGGAAGCAATCAGGATCATCATGGGTGGTGATGAGGAGATGCTAAATACCTTTATACAAGATTTTCGTGAAGAGTTTATGACATTGCCACCAGAAGATATTGCCTATCCCCGCTCCTGTAATGGGTTGAAGAAGTTTCGTGGAACAGATCGTTTATTTGCACTCGGCGCACCCAAGCATGTTAAAGGTGCAATACTCTACAACCATCTCGTAGATGAGAACAAACTTGGCAATAAGTACGTTTCTATTCAAGAAGGAGACAAGGTGAAATTTGTGAATCTTAAAGACAATATCTATCAAGCTTCTGCGTTTTCTTTTATGACAAAGATACCAAAGGAACTTGACATATTGCCTATGGTTGACTATACTAGCCAATATGAAGACAGTTTCTTGGCGCCGTTGCGTGTGATAACGGATAAGATGAACTGGATATTGAAAAACGATGAAGTTGGAACACTGGAGGAATTTTTTGGATGAGCATGTCCACAGATGAAATAATTGAATACGTTGAAAATGTAACATGGGATGATGTGAAAGATTTGTCCCATGTAAATTGTCGTATCTACTTTGATGAAGAACTAGAAATTCAAGATAGAGAATTGGAAAATTCTTCATATCTTTATATAACTATATTTTCTGAGCCTCATGATGATGGAAAAGACAGGTACTTTGGTTCTTCTACAAATTCTCAAATTAAATCTTTTATGGATGGAGACTACAAAGGAACAGTAGTTAAATATAAAGATATATTTGAAAACTGTATATCAAAGTATGATCACAGAGTTATTTGTTTGAAAATTGATGATGACGAATCAAAGATTCTTATTGAGGAAGAGGATATATTAGTTGCTGTTGATGCTGAGAGGAATATCAATTTTTTCAACGCAAGTAATATCAGTGGCGGTCTATTAAAATCATTAGGTAATCAACAGGAACTTTTTGATTCAGCAATAGAAAGTATTGAAAAAACCAACAGAGGTGAAGAAAGTGATTTTGTAACAGGTGAGAAAAATGTTCATGATCTTTATAAACTGAAACGTGCTCAACCAAGATCAGGTGATCTTGATGATTCTCATGTGAATGCTATTGAAAAGGATATTCTTGGTTCTTATGGAAAGGCATTGGAAAATATTAGAAAAACTATTCTAATGGAAGACTATTATGGGTCTGGAATACATAAAAGGGGTGGAAATACACATACACTCGAAGCCGCTGTTAGGCCTAGTCTAAAGAACTATGTGAATAAGATAGGATATGTTCTGTGGCCGAAATCTTCGTGGAGTAAATGTAGTGAACACACAATAAGAGATGTGCTGCTTTGGGATAATGCAAGAGAGGAAGAGATATCTCGTAAATATACAAATTTTGACGAGATAATTCAAAGTTGTTTTGACTTAATAAAAGATTACAAATTGAAGCATACAGATGAACGAGTTAAAAGCCGTGCCAAAGCTTTAGGTATGCTTGAAAGCGAGTGGAAGGGTTCAAGTGGTGTTCGTGCAAAGCTAAAAGACTTAGTGGATCAAAAATCCACAGAGGGTTATGTACCAGAAGGTATGGACCGTATAACATATACGTCAGCTAAGATTGAAGCTCACGAAGAAGAAAAATCAACTTCTAATCAAGATGTTAAAGTTCTTACCACAGTATATGCTGGTAGTAATACATTTACTGGTTGGGATTATATAGTGAGATGGTTACATGATCCTAAAAATAAAAAAAGACGGTTGCACATAGATTTTATACACGGTGTGAATGGTATACAAAGATATGTCGAGGCTTGGCCAGCAAAACAATTAGATATAGTACCACTAATTGACAAAATGTTTGAGGTTTATGTTATATCCATAGACAAAGATGGAAATAAAATAACAAAAAAAGATCATTTTACATGGGATGTAATGAATCGTTTTGAACCAAAAAAGAATAAGATACATGATCAGAAAGCTGCTTGAGGATCATATCAAAAACAACGTACCAGACAGTGAGATTGCCGTCTTACTGTCGGGCGGTGTTGATTCTGTAAGTGTGGGTCTTGCAGCTGAAAGTGCTGGTAAAGAAGTTCACGCATATAGTTTTTATCTAAACGGCGCACCCTCATATGATTTTATAAAGGCAGCTGAGGTTGCACATAAAAGAAACTGGGACTTCACCCCCATAGTTGTCCCTACAGAAAATCTTATAGAAGATTGGCACAGACTCGTTGAATTAACTTGCAGAAAGAAAACTCATTTTGAGTGTGTCTTTCCATTTCTATATGTCTATCCAGAGATAGAGGAAAAGTATGTGTTGACAGGCTGGGGTGCTGATGGTTACTTTGGACCCAGTAAGAAAGCAATGATGCGATA